TCAACCTTTGCCCAAAACGTACCAGCTGCAGCCCATGTTTTTATGGCTTGTCCGGCTGCGTCTTTTACCGTGGTAAAAGTCTCAATAACTATTTGTCTGTCGAAGCTGCCTATGTTCATTTTATAATTGAAAATTGAAAGTTGAAAATTGAAAATTAATTATTCTGGATTTGTGTGTTCGTACCAGTCGAGTGAATATGAAATATTGTTTGAGGCTGCTCCGCTGGTTATCCGAAACAAGTACTTTGTATTTTGTTTTAATACAAATTCAGATTCGCGGCCTCCGCTGCCAGGGCGTTGTTGATTTACGTTACCCCCTGCGCCTGCCTGTGCACCTCCCAAACGTGTACCCAAACCTGTTACGGTTGCACCTTTTCGGACTACAATAGTACTTGTATTGCTTGAGTTGCGATTGTTGTTTTTTGGAGTTATAGTTGTGCCGTCGCCATCTTCTGTAACACCTTCGTATTCGTCTATTTTTACCAAACCACTACCGCCAGCTTCAATAAGAAGGTGGGCCTGTTTGGTTGTGTCTGGGGTTACAATTACAAAGTCGGCGGTTGCTCCATCGCCTAAAGTTTCGTAATCGGAAATTGTAAAATGACTACCTCCATGAATCTCGTGGTGTGCGTAATCTACTGTGTTAACCGCATTTGTTAAAGAGTCCTTGGCATCGTTTAAAATGTCTCTTGCCCGCTTTTCGTCTGACATATCATTTGTTTTTCGGTTTCACTTAAAAAATAAAGCACGTCACTTGTGCAAGGATTGAATTTTTCTATTGAGTGTATGTTCTGGTCGCTCTTAATGTCCAGGACATAAGTTTCATTTATTTCAATATCAACGGGTTTTACAGCTATGCCACAACTGGCAAGCCTTAACTCGCTGCCTCCATCTAATCCGCTGTTTTTTGTATCAGGCCATAAACGCTCGTCTTTCAGTTCTTCAATTACTGAGGCAATGCCTTTCATTTGTTTAGCTAGTTGCGAACTAACAGTAATTACATCGCCTTTAGCTCCACGAATTAACGGGCCAGCTGCGCTATGTAAAAACCTTATTTTTGCATTATTAAAAAGGATGTCAAAAACCTTACGGTTGAAACACCTACCAGCACCAATAGCCCCGCTGTGGTGAAATTGTGCTTTCTGGCCTGTAGTGGCATTGTACATGAATACCCTACCTATTCCAAAGGCGGGCTCGCCTTTTTGGAAGTAGGGTAAGTACAAATCTAAAATATCATTGCTTAACATGTCATCAGAACCAACCTCCAACATGTAATCAAATTTCTTTCTTTTTAATGCTTCAGATAAACCATAGTTTTTCTTTTTGCCAATGGGTAAATTTTCATGTATGCAATGGTCAACTTCCAGCTCGGTTAATACCTTGTCATCTTCAGGGGTTGAACCAACCGCAAACAGATCAATTTTAAACAAGCCTGGTTTGTAGTTTTGCAAACGGCGCAGCCCTTCAACACAAATCTTTAATATTTTGTGCCGCTGGTAAACAGCAAAATATATTAATATTGAAATTGGCTTAGTTGCCTCGGTTTTTGGATTCGTTCTGCGCATTTTAAAACAGGTTGAAATATTGAATTATTAATTATTAATTACTAATTATTAATTACATAACCCTATACGGGTCCATTATATAAAATACTCCTTTGGGCAAATTATATGCTTTCTCTTGAGATACATCCGCCCTGTTTTCGTATAAATGCCCAATTGTTAAGAGAATTGCCGATATTAAAGCTTTTGGTACATCGGCTGCATTATCGCCATAACCTGCGATAAATGTAATAACCACGCTATTTATACGGTTCTGAACCGAAGGCCAAGAGCCTTGATAAGCGGGTGTTATTCGTGCGGGTGCGCTAATATTATCAACAATATATTGTGTTGAATCAAGCAAAGTTAATACACCATCTTCTGAAGCTATATATTCAATTTTACTTACTTCCTGCAATTGATTTTTTAAAAGTGAAATTTCACTTTCAAACCTATCGAAATACATTGCCCAGGTTGCTGTAATTAACTGCCTCCTGGTGTAAGACTCAACCATGTTTGTTGCTGCAGTAATTAGCGAACTAATCAGATCGTCATCAGCTGAACATGTAACCCTAAGATGATTTTTTGCTTCTGGTAAACTTACGGGTTCGTTTACCGGCGCCGTTAATAATTTTAGTGCCCATTCCATTTGTTGCTTCTTTAATTGATGTTTGTTCGCTTACTTTGCTTGCTGTTTCAGCTTCTGGCTTTGCTGTTTCTGGTTCAATTGCTGGCTTTGCTGTTGCCGTTTCGACTTTGTCCAATAGCTCTGCCGTTGCCGTTTCGGGTTCTGTTACTGACTTAGCCAGTTTATGTTTTATCATATCTTTAGCAAGTTCGTAATCAATGTTGTATTCACGCCCCTTACTAAACCTGCCATGAGTGCCAGCACACGAAACTAAAATTATAATTTTCATAATTTGTTTTTTTTGAAAGTTTGGGGCTGTACGAATACAGCCCCTCCCATAACCAAAACCTAACCTAAATTAACCAGACTGCTATGTAGCATGAACTAATTTTTTAATTGGGTGAGTGCCTGCGTCTTTAAGATTTGAATCCATACGCATCCACATTAAGAAACCCACCTGACCATAATCGGCATATCTTTCGTCAAGTCTTACCAATGTCATTTCCTTAACTATGCGTACAATAAATTTTTCAAATGCTCCAAAATACATTGAAGTTAACCCTGCGCCTATAGCGTCAATATCGTTGTCAACAAAATATTTGTAACCTTCAATTGTATCAGGTACACCAGCGGCAATACCAGGCTGCCACAGTGGGCGGTCATCTGATGTACCAATAGTTAATTTCCTTATTGCTTTTAAAGTTGAATCATTCAAACCAAAACGTGCACTTGGCAAATTGCGGTATGCAATATCAACAGAATGCAATAAATCAACAATATTATCGCGGGTTAGTGCGCTTGCTGCAGCTGAAACACCCGAAGCAGTGGCGGCGGTTTCTATACCGTAATTTTCAGAAGAACTATGACCAGCACCTTTTACAAGATAGTAAGCCATTCCGCGCCCGATGTCATCGCGTAAATCGTCAAAAATATCAGCATTCATATCAAATTCAGAATCTTGTAAAACCTCCCATGAAGCTTTTACAATATTTGATTTTAATGAAAAGGCTTTAAGTTCAATATTACCGTAGGCTATGTCTTTACCAGTCATTTGAGTATTTTCGCCTACAAAACTTGCTTTTGTTGCTGTAGAGTTACGGGTTGGAATATTTAAAGTGCCGCCTTTTTTGGTTTTGCGTATTTTAGAAACATTATATACCCCACCATAATTTAATAAGGCTATTTCTATTGCTTTTGAAATTTGCGAATCAATTAAATAACCACCAGCCGAACCTGGAGTTGTTGCCTGTGCGCGTACTTCCTCCGCAATTTTCCTTTCATCTTCACTGAAATTTGGTATTCCTTTCGTGGTTATTAATTTTCTAAAAACCTGGCTGCGGAGTTCCGTTTTTTGTTCGTCTGTGAAGTCTTTTTTATCAGACTTTTCAATATCTTTAGCAAATTCGGCATCGCGCTTTTCCTGTGCTTCTATTTGGTCAACCTTTGCCATGTATTTGTCAAGGTCTTTATTCATAGCATTCCACTTGGTATCTTCCTCGGTTGTGAGTTCGCGTTTTTCAGCTTTTGCCTTTGTTAACACTTCTTGCATAGATTTATGAATCTTTGCGCGCTCTTGTCGAATTTCTACGGGATTGTAACAATCAACCAGGTTAAAACCAAAAACACCAACCGGAAATTCCATAAAATTGATAAACTGTAAAGAAAAAGCGCCTACCCAAGAGGCCAATGGATCAACTAAACCTGTTACGGGATCAGTTCCTATAATGCCTCCGATAATTATTCCTAAAACTGCTAATAGGCAAATTGCAGTTATTCTTTTCATTGTTTTCATTTGCTATTATTTTAAATTGTTAAAATGTTGAAATGTTTTATTGTTGAAATGTTGAAATGTTGAAATGTTTCACTCTTTTAACTGTAATTCTTTTTCTTTGAAATAGAGGTCACTAACTTCGTTGGCTGGGGGTTTTTGCTTGTTGTGTTCGTCAAAGCTTCGTTTTGCGACCGATGTATCGGGGTAAGCTTCAAAAACTACGGGGCTTACGTCTATTAGCTTTGCAAACTTTTTAATTGAGCGCACATCCATGTCATTCTCGTCTTTATTCCATGCATCTTCGCCAATAATAAAGCGGAAAGAGCTTTTATTTATGTCTCCACGTTTTATCGACTCTAGCAAATCATTGGCAGCCGTGGTGTTTGGGGCTTCGAAAGAATATTTTAAGCCTGTATTGTCAACTTCAAGTTTTAATGTTCCCGAAGCTGTGCGGGCTAGTATTATATTGTCATTATGGTTGAATACAGCAACAACATCATCATTAAGTACATCGTCAAAAGCTCCGCGTTCAATTTTTTCGCGAAACCAACCATGTATAACTTTTGAGAGTTTTTCAAAAACAGCTGCGTAACCTTCTACTGTACGGCTTTCGTTTTCGCCTTCAGCAGCTCTAAGTTGTACCGAACCAGTACAGCGAAATTCACGATCTTCTATTTTATTTTTTTTCTTTGTTGTCATTTTCTTCGCTATTTGGATTGTTTATATTCTCAACTGTTGTCATATTCATTTGCATATAGCGGTTATTGCCTTCATCAACAGAATTAAGATTTTCGCGTTTGCGAATTTCATTAATACTGATTGTGCCCATGTTAAACATTGATTTGTAAAATTTAGAACGGGCATCGGCATCGCCTTGCATTAGTGCGTTTACATTGTGCTCAGTGTAATATTTGCGCCTGTCGCTGCCAATAAACAATTTCCGATTGTATTCCTGCGCAATATTAACCAGGTAAGGGCGTAAACTAAATACTACGTACTCAATGCCCTGGTGTTCAATATTACTGAATGTAGACTTTTCTAAATCGCTTATCATGTGCGGGGGTACGCGATACATACCTGAAATTTCGGAACGGGTATATTTTCGGGATTGAATAAATTGAGCCTCCTCTGGTGGTATGCCTATGCGTTCGTATTTCATACCCTGCTCAAGAATTGGAGTTTTAAAAGCGTTGTCTAAACCACTCCATTTGTTTTTCCAAGAGTTTGATATGTTTTTCTCCATCTTATCAGTCATCTTCCCAGGCACGGTAAGAGCACCGTTCATATTTGCGCCATTGCTGAAAAATTTAGCTCCAAATTCGTTTTGTGCTAAACCTAAACCAATAGTTTCCATTTGTTGACGAATTACACTATTTCCAAGGAGACCATTTGTTGTAAGACCTTTAACATGGATCATGTTATAAGCCATAACCGTTTGGGTTTTTATATATCCATCGGTTGTGCCAATAATATCATAAATCAAACGACCGTGAGCGTCAATTTTTGGGGTAACACTGGCGGGGTGTACAGGTGTAAATTTTGTTGGATTTCCAGAAACATTACGCATAATAATTGCATAAAAATTGCCCCAAAGAGCCAAGCTATACATGCACGTTTGATGATATGTAAAAGGTGTCATTTCTGGATTTGGCTGGTGTACCAGTAAATCAAAAACAGGGCTTTCGTATGCTATTTCCCTTGAATCGTTATCGCCGCGCCTAAATGGAACAAATGGTAATCCTGCAACATCTTCACTCAAAACTTTAACGCATGAATAAACAGCTGCCAGCGACATTGCACCTTCTTCTGAAACTACAACGCCCGCATTAGTGCGCTTCATGCCTAATGCATCAAGTAGCCAACTTGCGGGGTCAGCCAATGAAGTACCCGGGTTTTCTGGATTGCCCGATCTTTTATTAATGTTTACATCATAGCCAAATAGTTTCATGTAAAATAAAATTATTTTGAATACAAAGCTATGATTGTACTTTTTTACATCATGTAAACAATGTTTACTTTCTATGTAAACATTGTTTACTTTGTGTTATCCTAATATGTTACTTAGTTGATATTCAGGCCGTTTAACTTGCTTGATATATTCTTCGTACCTTTTAAGATATATTTGTGTTGTACTAAAGGCTTTGTGTCTTAAAAAAACCATTATTGAGTAGGGGTCTTCGCCGTTTTTGGCAAGCATTACCCCGCCGCTAGTGCGCAGACTGTGAGGGGTGTATGCTGGGCTTTTATAGCCATTGCGGTTAAAATGCTTTATGCAAATTGCGTATATCCCGTGGTAAGTCAGCTTCTTGTACTTATTCTGGTTTGAGAAACTGACAAATAGATATTCGGTTTTAGGCATTTGGGCAATGTAATTGAGTATTGGGAAATATACTTGTTCGGTTAGTGTTATTGTTGTATCCTTTTTCCGGTGTCCTTTGCCTTTCACATATAGCAAGATTTTGGAGGGGGTTTCAACTATGTCTGTTCGCTTAATTTCGGTTATTTCGCCAGCACGCAAACCATTGCGCAGCATTAGGTTTATTGCGCAATAATCGCGCATTCCCACAAGCTTAGTCCTATCTATACTATTTAAAATTTGCTTTATTTCGCTTATGCTGAATACTGATCGCGCTGCATCTTCAGGACTTGAAAACCGCAGCTTTGGAAATATTTTTTGATAGTCCTGGTAATATTCCAAGTATGAAAAGAAACTTTTTAGTGTTGTTATTCTTTTTCGGAGGGTACGGCCTTTGTAGTTTTGCTCCAATTCCTTTTTATAGGCTATAATATCGCCTGTTTGCAGGGTGGTAAGTGTTATGTTTTTTTCTTCCATCCACCGCCCAAAATGCAAAAGGTCTATTTTGTTTTGTTTGGCTGTACCTTCAACTATGTCTTTGCTTTGGATGTAGAGTTCAATCTTGTCTTTCATAGTGTTACTTGTTGTATCGTTTGTCGTGCCGCTCCTGGCCTGATTTCCGGTTGTGGCAACGGGTACACAGGCTTTGCAAATTGTCCAACTCTAAGGCATCGCCTCCCAACCTTATTGGGATTATATGGTCAACCATGGTTGCCAGTGCTGTGCGGTTGTGTTGTTCGCAATTTTCGCAAAGTATGTTGAGCTTTAGTTTTACTGATCGTACACTGCGCCACTCTTTTGATGTGTAAAACATAGTGCTTACTTTTCGGCCTGTCTGTGCGCGGCGGGGGGCTTGCCATGGGCGGCGTTTGCTGTTTATTTGGGGCATTTTTTTTAATTGAGGATTGAGAATTATATAAATATCTATGTTATGAGTAATCTAATACCCTGTAAATTCTGGCAGATTTTCAAATTCTGAATTAGTCATTAAAATTGGTTCTAAAACAGGGAAAAGACCATCTTCATTATCATTTTCTTTTTCTAAATCAGCAAGCATTAAACCAACATTGTGGCTTGTATCAACATAATAATCTCCATCCATGCAACTTATATCTTGATAAACTTTGAAAAACATTTGTTTTACTTCTGATAAGTCATTTATTCTTTTATCTGACATTTCGATAATATTTATAAGTTATTTACTTGCAAATGAAATGAATAATAAAACTCATAACATTTGCTTTGTATTTATAAATTTGGAAAAACAAATTTCCAAATCAAAGCAGTTTGCCGTTAAGGGCAACTATTCACCCCGTAACGTTTCGATTAATTTTAATTCTCTGGGTGATAATTCCCAGATTATTCTTTTGTCCTTTTCGGCTGCTGCTTTTTCGGCTGCTGCTTTTTCGGCTGCTGCTTTTTCGGACAATAATAAACCACTTCCAAACAAGGTTTTTTTATGTTTCTTTTGTGCATCCATTTGACTAAGATGAAAACATGATTGTTTTTTTACCTCGAAATTAATACCAATTTCTACAAGTTTCTGCACCTTTGAAACTGTTAATATATTGTTTGGATAGTCGTATTTTGGCAAAGATACCTTATTGTTTTTTTGTATCTCTTTTAGCTTCTTATATAATTCAGAAACAGCCAACACACGCAAATCTTTAAATATATTTGTTAAAAAAGAAGTTTTTACAACGGCTTTATTTTCATACTCAATATCACCACCAACTACAACAGCCGTGCAATCAAGATTAGAACTAAATAAAGTCATGTGTGGAGCAAAAAGAAAAAACAATACATTATTCTT